TAAAAATAAATTAATTAATTTTAAACAATGAATCAAATATTTTACTTGATGCTGTTATCACATATTCTATGTTTTTTTGCTGGATGTTTTTTTGTATTGTTATTAAAGAAAATAATTGATAAATAATAAATTATGAAAAAAAGAACGTTAAATGAACACCGACAAACAAAAGATTCTTATTATAAGCACGATGATACTCCTGTTAGTAATAGCATTAATTATTTGTGTAGCGTATACCCAAACAATGCAGATCTAGGTAGAGAAATAAGAAAGTTATACCAAAAATTTATATAATGTTAAACGCTAATCAAAAAGGTAAACGCTTTGAATTAAGAATAGCTAAAGATTTAGCAAAGAAGTTTGATACCAATATTAGAAGAACACCAAACAGTGGAGGCCTAAGTATAAAAGGAGATATATTAACAACATCAGGTATATTAAGTGAGTACAGTTGGGAATGTAAAAACCAAGAGAAGTTAAACATTTGGAAAGCACTACACCAAAGCGAAGGCGATGCAACAGGAACATTAAAAACACCTGTTGTAGTATTTACAAAGAACTTTGAAAATGATTATGCTGCTTTAAAATATGATGACTTTGTTAATATACTATTAGAGCTTAACGAATTAAGAAATGAGCGCAAATGATGTTTTAAACATATTACACAAATACCAAGATAAATGGCTATCAATAGCAACAAATTTATTGTATCGTGATGATGAACAAAGCGTTAAAGATACTGTACAAGAAATGTATTTAGTTATTTATGATCAAATACAAGAAGATAAATTAAAAGCGGAGCAAGTTATAATAAACAACAAACCACACTTTGGAATTATAAAAAGAACAATATTACAAATAATACAACAAGAAGCAAACAATAATAATAAACTACCAAAAGATAATAATAGAATATTAACAAACATAGCAGATAACGAAACAGAAAACATTGAAGAACTTACAACACGCATAGAGCAAATATTACAAGATATGCACTGGTTTGATCGTAAACTATTTAAACTATATGTAAAAAAATTTAATAGTGTTAGAACATTAGCAAAAGAAACAAAGCTTGGACACGTTACAGTTTACAACACAATAAACAAATGTAGAAACAACATAAAAAAAAAGTTAAATGAAAAGTAAAGGTTTAGGAGATAGTATAGAAAAGATAACAAAAGCAACAGGCATAAAAGCAGCCACTAAATACATATTTGATAAACTAGGAAAAGATTGCGGTTGCGATAAAAGAAAAGAAAGATTAAATAAAATGTTTCCTTACAAACAAATACAATGTTTAAATGAAGATGAGTATATGTTATTAAAAGCATTTTTTAAAGTACATAAAACATTTATATCAGCAAGCGAACAAACAGCATTATTAGAAATTCACAATAGAGTATTTAACACTAACAAAACACCATCAACCTGTGGTAGTTGCGTTAAAGATTTATATAACACAATGCAAAGATTATTTAATGAATATGAACAAGAAACACAAACTTAAAAAACAAGCAGAAAATAAGTTATTAAAATACTTAGAAGAAAATATAGAAATTAATATAAATACAGAACAAGAACAGAACAAACAAGATGAGTAAAGAAGATTTAATACCATACAAAAAAGGGCAAAGCGGAAACCCTGCTGGCAGACCAAAAGGAACAAAGAATAGAAGCACAATCGTAAAAGAAATGTTATCATTATTAGTTAAAGGAACTAACCCAATGACTGGCGAGGAAGAGTGGTTAACTAATGAATACAGAATGACAGCAGCAGTATTATTAAAAGCAATTGAAAAAGGTGATGTTAATGCTTACAATTCAATAATGGATAGTGCATACGGTAAAAGCAAAGATACAGTTGATTTAAACACAAGTGAAACAGTTAACCACGATTTTAAAAAGTTAATTAGTGGAATTAAATTTAAGTCCTAAGTATAAAGTTTTTGATACATCAGATGCACGCTATTTTATTATTACAGGTGGTCGTGGTTCTGGTAAATCATTTGCTATTAATATATTGTTGTTATATCTTACTTATCAAGCAGGCCACACTGTATTGTTTACACGTTACACTTTAAGGGCTGCAAGTATTTCTATTATACCAGAGTTTATTGAAAAGTTAGAAATGTTAAATGTAATTGATAATTTTAAAATTACTAAAGATGAGATAGTTAACTTAGGTAATGGTAGCAAGATAATATTTAGAGGTATTAAAACCTCATCAGGAGATCAAACAGCAAATCTTAAATCATTGCAAGGCATTACAACTTGGGTAATGGATGAGGCTGAAGAATTAACAAGTGAAGATATATTTGATAAAATTGATTTATCAGTTAGAAACAAAGCGCAAGATAATAGAGTTATATTAATATTAAACCCAACAACAAAAGAACATTTTATTTATCAGCGTTGGTTCGAATCAAGAGGCATTGAATCAGGTAGTAATATAACTAAAGAAGATACAACTTACATTCACACAACTTACTTAGATAACATTGAGAACCTATCACCTAGTTATATAAAGCAAATAGAATCAATGAAACGAAGAAGGCCAGAACGTTACAAGCACACTATACTTGGTTCGTGGTTAGATAAAGCAGAAGGTGTTATATTTAGTAATTGGTCAATAGGCGAATTTAAACAAGTAGGTAAAATTGTATTTGGTCAAGATTATGGTTTCAGCAATGACCCAAGTACATTAGTAAAAACAAGCATAGATAAAATAAATAAAATTATTTATGTTCAATTGTGTTTTTATCAACCTAAGTTAACAACAAGTGAGATATCAGTATTAAATAAAAAGTTTGCTGCTAACAATTTAATAGTAGGTGATAGTGCTGAACCAAGATTAATAAATGAATTAAGTAAAGATTGTAATATAGTTCCAGCAATCAAAGGACAAGGTAGTATAACATTTGGTATTAGTTTATTACAAGATTATGATTTAGTAATAACTGAAGATAGTACAGATATAATTAAAGAGCTTAACAATTATTGTTGGTTAGAAAAGAAATCACAAACACCAGTAGATAACTTTAACCACGCACTTGATGCTTTGCGTTATGCAGTTAGTTATCAATTACAAAACCCAAATTTAGGTGAATACCATTTTTACTAAAAACGTTAATTAACAGATATAGCAATGCTTAACCAATGCTCAAGCATTAAGATAAGATAAGATAAGATAAAATAAGATGCGTAAAAAATATTTGTTTATTGTAAATATATTTATATATTTGTAAAGGTATTTAAGGAGGCATCCGAGCCTAAGGCAGTGTAAGTCCTCAGAGCATTTAAGAAGCTATTCATTGTGAGTAGCTTTTTTTTTATATTTGTACATAACACTAACTACTTTTTTTTACATTATATAAAATGAAGATAACTATAAACATACCTGAATCACTAAACGACATTACATTAAAGCAATACCAAAAATGGTTAAAGATTGCAGAAGATAAAAAACTTGATAATTTTCTAAAACAGAAAATGATTGAAATATTTTGCAATGTAGAACTTAAGAAAGTACTACAAATGAAAGCAACTGATGTTAGTGAAATATGTACATCAATAAATAAATTATTTACAAATGATTGTAAGCTAATAACTAAGTTTAATTACAATGATAAAGAGTTTGGTTTTGTACCTAAGTTAGATGATATGAGTTTTGGTGAATATATAGATTTAGATACTTATATGGCAGATTGGCAAAATATGCACAAAGCAATGAGCGTTTTATTTAGACCAATAAAATACGAAAAGAAAGAACAGTATTTAATAGAAGATTACGAAAGTGCAAATAAATATGATCTACAAAACATAACTTTAGATATTGTGTATGGTGCGATTGTTTTTTTTTGGAATTTAAGGAACGAATTGCAGAAGCATATTCTGAATTATTTGGCGAATCAGACGGAAGTCAAAGTGCCTCAAGGGCTGCGGGATTCGCTTCGAAATGGGGCTGGTATCAATCCATTTACGGCATTACAAATGGAGATGTTATGAAAATAGATGAGGTAACTAAATTGAATTTACATATTTGCTTGCAACATTTAGCATTTGAAAAAGATAAATACGAATTAGAAAAAAGTATGATCAATGCAAAGAGATGACATATTAAAACAAATTATGGAGCGTGAAATGTTTGCTAAAGATGAATATGTTATTCTTGCAGATGGTTTTGAAGATGCTTTTGTTGGTGTTACAGCACGCAAACCCTCAAGAGCAATTTACAGTTATTGGAAATGTTTAGATATTATTATGCAAGCTGATGGAACTGATTTTGATGAATCGCTTGATTGGTTAAATGAATTCATTGAAGAAGATTTAGGACAGCACGCACCATTATATATAAAATTATTATGAGAAGTTTTTATAACGTTATAGATAAAGTAAAAGATGTAATAACAGCAGAACCATTTAATCACGAAATGACGTTTGGCGATATTGCTGATATTGATATTAAAAAACAAAGTTTATTTCCTTTAGCACATTTGATGATTAACAACGCTACAATAAGCAACAACTATGTAACATTAAATATTACTATATTCTTTATGGACTTAGTAGATATTAGCAATGAGCAAACAACAGATTTATTTAGAGGTAATGATAACACGCAAGATGTTTTAAATACACAGCTAGCATTAGCAACAAGAGTTATGCGAGTTTTACAAAATGCTGATTTATATAGAAATGATTTTGAATTAATAAATGATGCAAGTTGTGAACCGTTCACTGAGCGTTTTGATAATATGCTTGCAGGCTGGGCAGTTACATTTGACATAGGAACTAAAAGCGAAATGACTTATTGCTAATGAGTGAATTTAAACAGGCCATAGAAAAATATGCTAAGTATGTTATACAGCAATCAAGAAGCAATTTAAGCAAAGGCAGAACAAACGCTTCTAAGCAACTTTATAATAGTTTAGGTTATAAAATACAAGGCAGCAAAGTAAGCTTTGAATCTGAAGAGTATGGACAATATTTAGACCAAGGTGTAAGAGGTAAAAACCACGATTATTCACAAAGCAGAAACAGTCCTTTCAAATTTAGAAATAAACAACCACCATCAAGAGCATTTGAAAAGTGGATTAAAATAAGAGGCATAAAAGGCAGAGATAAAAAAACAGGTAGGTTTATAACAGATAAATCACTAACGTTTTTAATTGCAAGAAGCATACAAAGAAAAGGAATTAGAGCAACACTATTTTTTACAAAACCCTTTGAAGCTGGATTTGAAAAGTTTAGCGATGAAATGATATTAGGATTAATTAACGACAATATTGAATTATGAGTACAATAATAAGAACAAGAAGCCCATACTTTATAAGAACAGCACAAGTGTCTGATGCGGATTTAAGCTATTTTCAATTAACAATTACTATGAATTCTGGTGTTTTAAATGTTGCGCAATGTCCTACTAATTTAGGTTCAATTACACTGCAAAAAAAAATACTTCCAACTGAAACATCAGTAACATTTGAACTTAGCGAAGTAATAAATGATTTTATAGAACAGTCCTTTAATGGTACATATAGCCAATCAACAATAAATCAATCTCTCTGGGTAAACACAAGTATTACAGCAAGAAAAGCAGATGGCACACTAATAGGAAGCGCAGCAACAGCTTCATATTTAGCGCAAGAAGGTTACAATACATTTAAAGAGGGTGTTAATTACACAACAGAACCAGAGGCAATGATAACAGCCGATTATGTACAAAAGAAAAGAGATTTGCCATTGTATATTCCAGTAAACAAAGAACGTGTAAACTCAGTGCAATTTAGAAATGGTTCATCAGTCATTTCAACCACAACAATTACAGATAATGGAAATGCAAACCAAAAAATTCAATATACATCATCAAGTAACAGTTCAATAAATAATGCTTTAATAACTTATGACACAGAAGAAGTTAGGACGATAACAGTAGAACAAGTAGAAGAATGTAAATTTTTACCTTTTAAATGTACGTTTTTAAATAGATGGGGAGCTTTACAAGATTTATTCTTTTTTAAGAAATCAACTGAAACACTAGATTCAAGAAACGAAAGTTTTAATAAATCAACATTTGCAGCACGATCAGTTAGCTATGGTATTCCAATTGGTGGCACTGACTGTACAGCTTCTTATTCTTATAACAGTTACAGCACAACAGATCATCCTACAAAAGTATTTAATGCAAATGCAAGAGAATCATTGACACTAAACACAGGTTTTGTAAACGAGGCGATGAATGAAAGTTTTAAAGAGCTAATGGTGTCTGAACATATATGGCTAACTAATAACGCTGGCACTATATTTCCAGCAACCTTAAAAGATTCATCATTTACAACCAAGACCAGTTTAAACGACAGAATGATTAATTACACAATGAACTTTGAAATGGCATTTGATTTAATAAACAACATTAGATAATGCAAGAGGTTATTTTATACATACAGCCACAACTTAGAACAGGAACTACACAAGATTTTGTTAGAGCCGATTTAATCGAACCTGAGTTGATCACCTTAACACAAGTAATTCAAGATGTAAAAGAGATTGATAAAATATTTACTGATTACAGTAGAACATTTAATTTACCAGCATCAAAGAAAAACAACATACTTTTTAAACGTTGGTACAATCCTGATATAGTAGGCTTTGACAATCAAATAATGGCTAACGCTAGAATTGAATTAAATCATCTTCCATTTAAAGAGGGTAAAATTAGACTAGAAAGTGTTACAATGAAACACAATAAACCAAGTTTATATAAAGTTACATTTTTTGGAAGTACAGTTGCAATTACTGAATTGTTTGGAGATGATGAACTAAGCAGTTTAGATTGGTTAGATAATTTCAACCACACTTACAACACTACAAATGTTAAAGCTGGTTTAGATACTGGTTTAGATTTTACAGTAGATTCTGTTTCTTACACTGATGCAATAATATATCCTTTAATAACTCACAGCCAAAGATTGATTGCTGATTCAGTTAACAATTTAGATAATGGCGGAAATATAACAGTTAATACAACTAATAGAACCAGAAGGGGAGTAGTGCCAGAAGATTTAAAACCAGCTATAACAGTTAAATTAATTTTAAAAGCAATAGAGCAAAAGTATGGTATTACATTTAAAACAGGTGAGTTTTTTGACAGTGCTGCAATGACAAATATGTATTTATGGCTGCATAGAAATAAAGGTAAAATTATAACTTCTGGTGTTTGGGAATCATACAGCGATTCTTACAACTGTACATCAGCAACAGCAATAGAATGTACATATGCCACTGATTCAACAAGTGTAGCTGCTCAGAGTTTAGGATTTTTTAAGGTTGCTGAAGGTATTTTATTTTGGAAGCGTTTTATTCCTGACACTTTTCAATTTGCACTTGAAGACACAACACTTTATGTATTAGAAATAACACCTACTAGCGGTTTTGTAAATGCGTTATATGATTTAGAATTAACAGTAAACGGTGGTGATTCTTTAATTTCTGCAAGTAGTTTACAGGGAACAAACTTAATAGCATTAAGGATTGGCGGAACATCAGGTTTAGACATTAATACATTATGCGCTGAATATGGAAATTCATTTAATGTTGTAGGTAGATTAAGTAGTTTAGAGCCAATACAATTTCAAGCTAAATTTACACTTGACAGAAAAGTAGATATTTTAGATTTTAACACAGGAGTAACTACAGTATATGACTACACTGCTGAACTTACAAGCGCATCATCTACACTTCAACCAACAGATTCAGTTTTACAAATTACTAGAAGAATACCTAAAATAAAAGTTCTTGATTTTTTAAAGGGTTTATTTAAAATGCACAATCTAACAGCATTTTTAAATATGCACAATCAAATAGTAGTTAAAACATTAGATTCATTTTATAGTGGTGGCGATACTTTAGACTTGACTGAGTATGTTAAGACAGATGAAAGAACAGTTGGTAAAACAGAGCCATTTTCAGAAATTGACTTAGAATACAAAGAACCTCAAACAATATTAGCGCAAGAATTTTTAAATACTAATAATAGAAGATTTGGTAAAGCTGAGTTTATATCTGATTTAAAAAGCAGTGAAAAATACGAAGTTGAAGCTCCTTTTGAACACATGCTTTACGAAAGGCTGCCAAGATTAGGTGCTGGTGCATTAAGTAGTAGTCAAATAACGGACATACAATACGGCTTACATACTGACGAAAATGAAGAGCCAACAGTTGGCGCACCGCTTATATTTTATGGAATATATAAAAGTGTTAGTTATGGTTTAAACTTTGTAGACGGGTCAAGACCAGAAACAAAAAATGCTTTATTACCTGAAGGAGACACACCAAATACAAGATATAGTTTGTCAAACTTTTGGATGCCACACAATGCAAACGCTTTAGGAATACCCATAACAACTACAACTAAAAGCCCACCACCTCACAATCTAAACTTTGGCAGTGAAATTAATAGTTATGATTTAACTGATTTTGGCGGTATTAACAACAGCTTATTTCAACTATATTATCAAAACTATATAACAAGAGTATTTAACAAAAGAACTAGATTATTCAATTACAAGGCAATATTACCGCTTAACATACTATTAAAACTTTCGCTTGATGATACGATTATAGTACAAGAAAGAGCTTTTACAATTAATAAAATGACCACTAAACTACAAAGCGGAGAAACAGAATTTGAACTATTAAATGAACCAACGTGATTAAAACAATATTAGAAGGCTTAGAGTTCTGCAAAGAGAATAAGATATATGATAAAAATATCAATATAGCTCTAGGTGAAAACAAAGTACCAATGACAATAAAAGAGGGTTTACAACAATTAAGATTTAATAAATGAAAAAAATAACATACGAAATTGACGTCAAAACTGGCCCAGCAGAAGATTCATTAAAAAGTGTTGAAAGTGAACTTAGCGAAATAAACAAAGGTTTAAAAACTACTGAGGATGGTTTTCAAGATATAAACAAAGATGCAGAAAGCTTAAATAAAACTTTAGGAAAAACAGGCAACGCTGCTAAAGGTGCAAGAAAAGGTTTTAGAGCTATGGGTGTAGCTTTAAAGGCTGTTGGTATTGGTTTATTAATTAAGGGTTTATCAATAGTTGGCGATTTATTGGCAACTAATCAAAAGGTGGTAGATGGTTTTAAGATTGCAATTAATAGTATTACAATTGCTTTTAATGATTTCTTCAATTTTATATCGGATAATGTTGATGCTGTTACTGGATTTTTTAAAAAAATATTTGTAGATCCTGTTGCAAACATCAAAAAGTTTGCCAACATTATCGAGAGGGAGCTAATTAAAAGGTTTGTACAATTTACTGAAACTTTAGGATTAATAGGAGCAGCACTTGGTGAATTATTTGAAGGTAATTTTAACAAAGCGTTTGAATTAGCAAAAAAAGCAGCAGTAGAATCAGTTGATATTATAACTGGTCAAGAGGATGGCTTAAAAACGATTAAAGAAACTTTTAATGATGTTACTGAAAGTATTACACAATATGCAGTTGAAACATTTGAGGCTGCAACAGCAAATGTTGAACTAGCGAAATCTGCTGAAATTGCAGCAGTTAAAAATCAAGGTTTAATTGAAAAGTATGATTTGCAAGCTGAAACATTAAGACAAGTAAGAGATGATGAAAGAAACAGCATAGCAGAAAGAAGAAAAGCAAATGATGATTTAGCTGCTGTGTTAGATGAGCAAGAAAAGGTAATGCTTAAAAACGCACAAATAGCTATAAAACTTGCAAACAAACAACTAAAACTTGATAAAGATAATGTAGAAGCTCAAGTTGCTAAAATAGAAGCAGAAAATGAATTGGCTGCTATTAGGGCTCAAGTTGCTGGTTTTAGAAGTGAACAGCAAGTAAATGATTTAGCATTAAGCAGAGAAGAAATTGAAATGACTAACTCTAAATCTGAGGCTGAATCAAAATTATCATTTGAAAGAAAAAAGTTTGATGCTGAACAGCTTGCAAGTGATGAAGCAAGAATTGAACGATTAAAACAAATAAACGCTGAAGAATTACAGGTTGAGGGTGATAGGTTACAAAACATTATTAACAGTGCTGATGCTGGAACACAAGCTAAGATTGATGCAGAAATTGCTTATCAAGAATTTTTGGAACAAATGCGCCAAGAAGAAATATTGCTTGATAAAGAGCTTGCAGATATAAAGGTAAAAATAAATGCTGATGCAAATGCTAAACAAGAAGAAGATAATAAGAATCAAGAAGCAAAAGATTTAGCAAGGGAGCAATACATAGCAGATGCAAAAGAATCTATACAAGCAAACACTCTAAACGCAATATCATCATTAATTACTGTTTTTAATAATCAAAGTGAAGAAAACGCTAAGAGAACTTTTAACCTACAAAAGGGTTTAGCAATTGTAGAAACTTTAATTAATACTTCAGCAGCTATTATGAAGGTAGCAAAAGAAACAACAGACCTAACACCAGTACAAGCTTTTAGAACAGCAAACATGATAGCAATCGGTGTAGCTGGAGCAGCACAAGTAGCAGCAATTGCATCACAGAAGTTTAATCCTAGTGGCGGAGGTGGAGGAGGCGCAGCACCAACGCCAACAGGTGGAGGAGGCGCACCAAGTCAACCACCATCTTTTAATGTAGTAGGAGCAAGCGGTTTTAATCAAATAGCAGGAGCATTAGGACAACAACAACCAGTTCAAGCATTTGTGGTAGGTTCACAAGTAACAACACAACAACAATTAGACAATGCCATAGTGGCAACAGCAACTTTATAAAATAAATAAAATGGAAATAGTAGAATTAATATTAGATGAAGAAAACGAGGAGATGATTGGAATAGAGGCTGTTTCAATCGTAGAAAACCCAGCAATAGAAAGTGATTTTATTGCATTAGCAGATCAAGAAATAAAACTGGCAAAAGTAGATGAAGAAAAGAAAATATTAATGGGTGCTGCATTAATACCTAATAAACCAATCTTTCGTAAAAACGGTGAAGAAATGTTTTATGTTTACTTTTCAAAAGATACAGTTAGAAAAGCAAGTGAATTGTTTTTTCAAAACGGAAATCAAAACAATGCAACGCTTGAACACCAAATGAGTATTAATGATTTGACTGTTGTAGAATCTTGGATTGTAGAAGATACTAAAATGGATAAAACAGCAAAGTATAGATTAAGTGTTCCTGAAGGTACTTGGATGATCTCAATGAAAGTAAATAATGATGAGGTTTGGAATGATTATGTTAAAAGCGGTAAGGTAAAAGGCTTCTCAATAGAGGGCTATTTTGCAGATAAAGCTAAAATTAACAAACCTAATTTAAAAACTGAAATGGATGCAATACTAAATGAAGAGGCTGTATATATGTTAAATGCAATTAGAGGCATAATTAAAAATGATAAAAGAACAAGAAGCGGTAAAAAAATAACTTTTGAAACTTACAATGATTATCCTGATGCGGTTAGTAATAACGCAAAACGTGGAATTGATCTAAATGACAAAGTAAATAATAAGTGCGCAACACAGGTGGGCAAAATAAGAGCCACTCAGCTCAGAGATAAACGTAATATCAGTTTAGCTACAATTAAAAGAATGTACAGTTATCTAAGCAGAGCTCAAGAGTATTACGATGAGGGCAACAATGAAGCGTGTGGAACGATATCTTATTTATTATGGGGTGGCAAAGCTGGCTTACGTTGGAGCGAAAGTAAATTAAAAGAACTAGGAGAAATAAATTTATCTTCAATGGTTATTGATGATGACTTTGCAATTATTGATGACAGACTAGCTTATTCAACACAAGAAAAGGCTGAGGAAATGGCTATTAATATAGGTTGCGAGGGTTTTCACGTACACGAATTTGAAGATCAAGAATGGTATATGCCTTGCGAAAAACATTCATTACAAAAATATAAATGTCCAAAAGGCTATGTAAAAGATTATATAAAACATAAATGCGTAAAAAAGAAATGAAAAATAAAAAATACAAAACACCAAGCAGAACTTCACCTACAAATGGCAAACGTGGTTGTTTATGCAAAAACAATACTTACAGTACAAAATGTTGCGATGGTTCACACCAAGCACAGGGAGTAGGTAAAGTTTAAAATAAATATTATAAAAACGCATAACACTTAATACATTTATTTACATTAAGGTTATAATAATAAAATTATGAAAGCGAACGAAATATTATCTAAAATAAAAAATATTGTTGGCGTGGAACTTTCTGAAGAACAAATTAAATTAGCTGAAATTACCCTTGAAAATGGTACTGTGCTTGTTGCAGAATCTTTTGAAGCTGGTAAATCTATTTTTATAAAAACAGAAGAAGAAGAAATTGCTTTGCCTGTTGGTGAATATAAAATGGAAGATGGAAAGCTTTTAGTTGTTACTGAAGAAGGATTGATCGACAGTATAAAAGAAGCAGTGGCAGAAGAAGAAGTTGCTGAAGAAGAATTATCTGAAGAAACTAAAGAGGTTAAAGAAACTGAATTAGAAGAAGAAAAAGATAAAGAAGAAATGAATTATGTTACTAGAGAGGAACTATCACTTGCAGTGCAAGAAATAAAAGAAATGATAGAAGAAAAACTTGGTAACAAAAATGAAATGAGTGAGGAAACAAAAGAAAAAGAAACAGAAGAAGTTGAACTTTCTGCTGATGCTCCCACTCCTGTAAAACATAACCCTGAAGCTGAAGTTGATAATAAAATAAACTTTAAAATAGGCGGAAGCAGACCAACAACAACAATGGATAGGGTATATAGTAAAATTTTTAACAATAATTAAATAAAAAAACAATGGCAACAACAACTTCAATAACTTCTACGTATGCTGGCGAATTTGCTGGAAAGTATATTTCTGCAGCGTTACTTAGTGGTTCAACAATTGAAAACGGTTTGATCACCGTGAAACCTAATGTAAAATTCAAAGAGGTTTTAAAGAAAGTGGCAACTGATGCAAACGTAATTAAAGACGCAACTTGTGATTTTACAGCAACTGGAACTGTAACGCTAACTGAAAGAGTATTACAACCAGAAGAATTTCAAGTAAACTTAGAGTTCTGTAAAAAAGATTTCAGAAGCGATTGGGAAGCAATTCAAATGGGATATTCTGCGTTTGATAACTTACCACCAAACTTTTCAGATTTCATTATAGGACACGCTGCTGGATTAGTAGCTGAAAAAACTGAAAACAACATCTGGGCAGGACAAACAGGAAACGCAGGAGAATTTGATGGTTTCTATTATTTAGCTACTGCAGGTGGTTCTGGATGCGTTGCAGTATCTGGTTCACCTTTGACCGCTTCTAATATTATTGATGAAATGGGCAAGGTGGTTGATGCTATCCCAAGCGGAGTTTACGGTAAAGAAGATTTATCTATTTACGTATCAAGAAAAGCTGCTAAATTATATGTAAGAGCTTTAGGTGGTTTTGGTGCTAATGGCTTAGGAGCTGCTGGTGTTAATGCACAAGGTACTCAATGGTGGAACAATGGCGCACTTTCATATGATGGTGTTAAAGTTGTTATTGGTGCTGGTTTACCAGACGACTCAATGATGGCTGCACAGAAATCTAACTTATTCTTTGGTACTGGTTTATTAAGCGACCATAACGAAGTAAAATTAATCGATATGGGTGATCTAGACGGTTCACAAAACGTAAGATTAGTAATGAGATTTACTGCTGGTGTACAAATTGGTATTACATCAGACGTAGTAATTTACGCTTAAGAAATTAATTAATAACAAGGGCTTGAAATAGCCCTCTATTTAAAACTTAACACTATGGCGTGCGATTTAACAAGCGGTAGAAAGAATCCTTGCAAAGACCAGATAGGTGGTATAGTCAGAGCGTGGTTTATTGACTTTGGAGACTTAGGGACAGTAACACAAACTGATGATCAAATTACTGATATGACAGGAACTTTTACAGCTTACCAATATGATTTAAAAGGAACTAATAGCTTAGAACAAGCAATTACTTCTTCAAGAGAGAACGGTACAACGTTCTTTGAACAAACAATTACATTAGGTTTACCAAAATTATCTAAAGAAGATAACAAGGAATTAAAGCTAATGGCCTACGGCAGACCCCACGTATGTATTGAGGACAGAAACGGTAATTTTATGCTGTGTGGTTTAGAACACGGTTGCGAGGTTACTGGTGGTAGTGTTGCAACAGGAACAGCATTTGGTGATATGAGTGGTTATACTTTAACACTATCTGCATCTGAATTAAAGCCTGCTAACTTTATAGGAAGCGCAACTTCTGCGAATCCATTTGCGGGTATGAGTTCAGCGACACCAACAATTACAGCAGGAACTAACAGTTAAAAAAAACTCAATTAATAATTGTGTGATTCATAATATAGTTTGATTGGAGGGGAGGAAGTAGGTAGCCTCCCCTTTTTTTTTAATTATAAAAAAATATGCAGATATTAACTAAAAGCGGAACAAGAATTATTAATTTTATACCACGTGAAACTATTGACGGTACTAAAACATATAAACTTGTGATTAAATCAGAAGCAAAAAATAAAATAATATTGACTGATGAAACTGCTTCATTTACTGAATTAGACTATTATTATAAATATCAAACTACACAAGCATTGACTGAAAACAATTATTATACAATTACTATTACAAATAGTACTGATAATAATATTATATTTAAGGACAAAATGTACTGTTCAGATCAAACATTAAGCGATTATCAAATTTCTAACGGTGTTTATATAGAGCAAAGCACAGGAAACAACGAATTTGTTTATTATGGATAATATACACTTAATAAAATTAAACGAATATGAACGACCAACTATCACAGAGGAGCGAAACAGAAACTGGGTAGGTATTGGCGAAAATAATGATTATTATCAATGTTTGATTGATGCTTATATGGATAGCACAACTAACAACGCTGTTATAAATGGAGTTGTTAATTTAATTTATGGTAAAGGTTTAGATGCAACTGATTCAAACAAAAAGCCTGAACAGTATGCGCAAATGAAAAGTTTATTAAAGCCTAAAGATTTACGTTGTGTTGCGCAAGATTTAAAACTATTAGGCGAGGCATCATTTCAAATTACATACAATCAAAATAAGATTTCTGCAATAACACACTTTCCACGTGAAACGTTAAGAGCAGAGAAAATGGATGAAAGCGGTAACATTAACAATTATTATTATGCGCCTGATTGGTCGAAAGTTACCAAAAACACAAAACTAAAAAAGTTCCCTGTGTTTGGTAGTGGCGCACAAAATGAAATATACATAGTAAAAAGAAGCTTAACAGGTTTCTATTACTATTCACCAGCAGATTATCAAACTGCATATGCTGTATTGGAAAAAGAGATTGCAGATTATTTGATTAACGATACTCAAAATGGCTTCAGTGGTACTAAGGTTGTGAATTTTAACAATGGTGTTCCAGATCGAGAGAAGCAATTACAAATTAAAAATGATGTACTTTCAAAACTTACAGGCAGTTATGGCGAAAAAACGATAATTGCATTTAACAACAATGCTGAAAGCGCAACAACTGTAACTGATATACCTTTAAATGATGCTCCGCAACATTATCAGTATTTGTCAACTGAATGTCAAACAAAGATATTAGTAACTCATCGTGTTACATCACCCTTATTATTAGGCTTAAGTTCTGCAAATGGTTTTTCAAGCAATGCAGATGAGATTAAAAACGCTACACTATTATTTGATAATATTGTTATTAAGCCCTACCAACATTTAATTATCGATGCGTTAGATGAGATATTTGCTTACAATGATATTTCATTAAAATTATATTTTAAAACACTTGAACCGCTTGAGTTTATGGATTTAGATGATGTAGTAAGTGAAGAACAACGTGAAGAAGAAACAGGCGTAAAAGAAAACACAGAACTTGAAATGCTTGCATCTAAGAACATAAAAGATGAAGACAGTGATAAACTACTAGCTGAAGCATTAAACGCTCTAAAAGGTGAGATAATGAATGTTGAAGAATATGAAATGATTGATATTCGTGATGTTGATGATGAAAATGAAAGTGAAGAAGATTGGGCAACAGATATGATTAACTTAAGTGTAGATTCAAAAGAAGATGGTTTTTCAATTTTAGATAAATCATTTTATAAAATTAGATACAAATATGTAAAAGGTAGCAGAAAAGCACAAAAAAACCCTTCAAGAAACTTTTGTGAACAAATGATGGCAAGAACTAGACAAGGTATTGTATATAGAATTGAAGATATTGATAAAGCAAGTAGAGATATGAATTTCAAAGCTGCTGAACTGCCAATGCACAATGGTAAAAAGTATGATCTATTTAAGTTTAAGGGCGGTGTCTATTGCCGACACAAATGGCAACAAGTATTATATAAAGTAAAAAAATTAGATGAAAAAGGCAGTAAAGATTTAGCTGATTATAAAAAGGTTAAATCAATACCAAAGAG